TTACCGTTGTATCTAAAAACGCAACCACTGGCGCTATTACAGATGTTGCATCTATTGCGTCTACAGGTATTGTAACTAACAAATACGTAAAGCATGTAGGTTTTGCTACAGGTGTAACGGTAAACACTACGGCAGGCGACAGCCCGACTATTGGTGAGTTCACACAACCAGCGAATACAATCATCACAGATATTAAAATCTTTTGTGACGTATCTCCTGTTATTGGAACAGGCGACATTGGGTATGAGGTTGGCACAACAAGCTCTGGTGCACAGATTGTTGCGGCTCAGACTGATGAAATTCTTGATGGCGGTACAACTGTTGTTGCACATAACGTAACTGTAACCAGCTTGGTTCTTCAGACACAGGACGGCACAACAGCCCCAGCTTCTGTTCAGTATACAGACACAGAGAGAACTATTTACTGCAATATCACCAATACTGTTGATGCAACAACCGCTGGTTCGTTTACCTTTATCATTGAGTATGTTCAAATAGCGTAATAGGAGATTAGTATGGCTGATGCAGTAGCTTCACAGACTATATTTGATGGTCCTACGCACGCTGTTATGAAGTTTACTAACATATCTGATGGTACAGGGGAATCTGCTGTAACCAAAGTTGACGTTAGTGCGCTTCAAGATAGTTGGCGGGGCCAAACATGCACAGGTGCTATTATAGAACGCATTTGGTGGCAGTGCATCGGCATGAAAGTACAAATACTGTTCGATGCAAGCACTGATGTTATGGCTATCGAACTTGGTGAAAACCAAAGTGGTAACCATGATTACACTCTCTTCGGCGGTTTAATCAACAACGCTGGGTCTGGTGTAACAGGGGATATTAACTTTACCACTGTTGGACACAGTTCTGCCGATACATATACTATAATTTTGTATATGCGGAAGAAGTTTGGGTAACATGCTATGCGGGTGTATTATAAAAAAGGTGGGGGTGTAAAAACCCCTGCTTGGCAACGCAAAGAAGGTAAAAGCGAATCCGGTGGGTTAAATGCCAAAGGTGTCGCTAGCTATCGGAAAGCTAATCCCGGTAGTAAGTTAAAGACCGCTGTTACTACAAAGCCTAGCAAGCTCAAAAAGGGTTCTAAAGCCGCTAATCGGCGGAAGTCTTTCTGCGCACGTATGAAGGGCATGAAGAAGCGCAACACCAGCGCTAAAACAGCTAATGATCCTAATAGTCGTATAAATAAGAGTTTACGGAAGTGGAATTGTTAAATGGCTATGTCACGCGCTCAAATGGGCAAACAAATACAATCGCCTCCATCTAAAGTTTCTCAGGAACGGAAGAAGAAGGCCGCGAAAAAACGTAAGAAGGAACTTAATGCCGTATCTAACAAGTAGTATTCCGTACTTTAAAGCATGGGTGCGGAGGGAGTATACGAAAAACTTAGAAGATTACCACGGAGAATTTTTACACGCTATGGTCGTTGCAGTAACCACAATGCCAAATCGGACTCTGAGCTTTCAGGTAATATTTACTGGATGTGAGTCTGATGATATGAACGAACCTAACGTTCATGGCGGAGCTATGTGGGCACGTATGCCGCTTACGGCGCTTGTTGCGGATACTCCGTTTGAAGAGTGGCCTGAAGAGTTGCCACCTTACATAGCACAGCCTTGGGATTGTATGTCGCATACACATAGTGTGTATAAGATAGAACGCGCTTCCCCTGCACCGTGGATAGCCAAAGTAGATGGCGAGTTTTACCCCGCTAAGTATTATTTTACTGTTGATTACACCGATAATGAAGTGGCTGATGACCCAGCGCAGCACAAACAAAGCCACGTACTTGAATTATTAGACGCTGGAGAGTACACAGGTAACATAGTAGCATTACCAAACAATCGGGTTCGCGTTACGCACCCTGCGTGGTTTGAAACGGGCCAAGGCGCTCCAGACTTCAAGCCAAACCAACATTCATACGGTTCTAAAGAAAACGTGGATTACGTTTGGGATACGGACCGCGTATTTAACAACCTATACAAGGACGCTGATGATGAGAATGAAGAGTAAAGGTTCTAAAAAAGGCGGCAAAATGAAAAAGTACCAAGCTGGTACTATGGTTAGCCCTGATGAACGCGCTATTGAACGTGGTAACGCCGCTATGGATCGGATTAGCGAAGAGGGCACCACGAACATGATGGAGGGTATGAAAGCTAAAGACCCTCGCAGCATGAGGCCCAAGAAGCGCCCTGCAGACCCTCGCAGCATGAAGCCTAAAGCTCGCCCTACGTCTAAACCAAAGTCGATCTTAAAGCCTACGCGAGATGGTGAGGCGATGACCACAAAATCTCTTTTACAGCCCCGTGCTGACGGCACTGGGTTAACTACAAAACCCGAAAAGATGAAAGCAGGTGGCATGATGAAGAAAAAAGGTTACGCTAAAGGCGGCATGATGAAGAAAAAAGGCTACGCCAAAGGTGGCATGATGAAGAAAGGCTACAAAGCTGGTGGTAAATTGAAGCAGCCAGACGCAGATAACGTAGGATTAAAGAAGTTACCTGAGTCTGTTCGCAACAACATGGGGTACATGGCAAAAGGCGGTATGGCTAAAAAAGGTTATGCCAAGGGCGGTATGATGAAGAAGGGTTACAAAAAAGGTGGTAAGGTTCGTGGCGCAGGCATCGCTCGTAAGGGCGTGCGTCCAGCTAAAATGAGGTAGCTCATGGACTTTGATGACGAAATAAAGCGCATGAAAGACCGCGCCTTTAAGAAGGATTTAGAGTTTCAACGGAAGTTAAATCCTGATGTGGATAAGGTTAAACAAGAAGCCCAAGTTCGCAAAGGCGTATACGGGCGTGGCGGCGGTGGCGGAGCTATGCTTGATCTTACGCAACGTCCGGGTGGTATGCGTATGCCACCTAAAAAGAAGTTAAAGGCTGGTGGTAAAATTCGTGGCTGTGGCATGGCCTCAAAAGGCACGCGTCCAGCTAAAATGGTGCGGATGAAAGGTTCTTAATGCGCAATTATTATAAATCAGGCGGTAAGATATGCGCCAAAGGTAAAGCAGCGGCAAAACGTAAATTTGATACGTACCCGTCAGCTTATGCAAATATGTACGCTTCTCAAGTATGCAAAGGTAAGATAACACCCGGTGGCAAAAAAGGTAAAAAGAAAAGTTAGAACATGGCTTTACCAAGTGTTAAAAAGAAAAAAGTAAAGAAGGTGATTTCTAAATTAAAGAAAGCATCTAAAGCTCATGCTGGGCAAGCAAAGACTTTACAAAAGGTGCTGAAGGCACCACGGAGAAAAGCTAATGGGCGCTCTTAAAGATTGGGTAAAACAAGATTGGGTTCGTATCGGTACTGACGGTAAGATTAAAGGTAAATGTGGTACGTCCAAGGATAAGAAGAACCCAGATCGTTGCTTGCCAAGAAGTAAAGCGAACAGCCTATCGCAAAGTGAAAGGGCTTCGACAGCCAGAAAAAAGAAAAAAGCTGGTGCAAAAGGTAAGACAGTGGTGGCAAATACGCCAAAAGCAAAGGTTAAGAATATGAAAAGCGGCGGGCTAGCTCGTCGTAAACGTGACGTAGCACGAGGCTGTGGAGCGGTTATGGAAAACAAACGTAAAGCAACTTTGTACACGTAAAGGTATATCATGGCTACATCAGGCACCACAGCGTTTGACATGGACTTCACCGAGATTGCGGAGGAGGCATGGGAACGTGCGGGCCGTGAGATGCGGTCTGGTTATGATCTTCGTACTGCTCGTCGGTCAATGAATTTGATGACCATAGAGTGGCAGAACCGTGGCATTAATATGTGGACGATTGATGAGGGCACGGTAACATTAGTAAAAGGCACCAGCCAATACAATTTACCTACAAACACTGTAGATTTACTTGAACAAGTAGTCCGTACTAATTCTGGTAACACTACGACACAATCTGATCTTACCATAAGCAGGATCAGTGTAAGCACGTACTCGTCTATACCTAACAAATTAACACAAGGGCGTCCTATACAAGTTTGGGTGGAACGCCGCGCAGCGCAACCTAGAATAAACGTCTGGCCTGTTCCTGACAGCAATGATTACATATTCAAGTATTATAGTATGCGTCGTGTAGAAGACGCAGGGGCGGGCGTAGAAACAGCGGATATGCCGTTTAGGTTCTTGCCGTGCCTCGTAGCTGGTCTGGCATATCATATAGCTATGAAGGTTCCTGAACTTACCGAACGCGTTCAAATGCTTAAAATGGTTTATGATGAACAGTTTAACATGGCTGCAGGGGAAGACCGCGAGAAAACGCCCGCACGGTTCGTGCCTCGTATAGGGTATGTATAGATGGCTAGTAGGTTTGCATCAAATAAACGGGCGATAGCCGAATGTGATGTATGCGGGTTTCGGTATAAACTGAAAGAATTACGCAATCTGATCCGTAAAGGCGTTGATACTAACATAAAAGCGTGCCGAGAATGTTGGAGTCCCGACCATCCCCAGCTTAAACTAGGAGAGTTTCCGGTAGACGATCCCCAAGCAATACGTGACCCTCGCCCTGATTTTGCTGGTTATGATAGTAGCAGGAACATACAATTTGGTTTTGACCCCGTAGGTCTTAATAATCCTTTTGGTTTAACACCGAATAATCTGGTAGCCACTGGGTTTATAGGTAATGTTACGGTGACAACATGAATTATACATCACTAAAAACAAACATCGAAGATATCTGCGAAACATCTTTTACAGATGACCAACTTGCTTTGTTTACACAACAGGCTGAAGAGAAGATACTTCAAACGGTAGATATACCCGCTCTACGAAAAGTAGACGGTGGGCCTCTAACTGCTACAAACAAGCTGTACACGTTGCCAACAGATTACCTATATACTTACAGTATATCCATTATAAGTAGTAGCACGCACACGTACCTCCTTAATAAAGATGTAAACTTTTTACGTGAGGCGTACCCGATAAACACATCGGCAAAATATGGTGCACCTAAGTTTTACGCACAATATAGTGAAACACAGATTGAATTGGTCCCAACGCCAGACCAGAATTACGAGCTAGAACATATTTATGGGTATTATCCAACGTCTATAGTGTCGGGCAGCACATCTTGGTTGGGTGATAACGCCAGTGCAGCGTTGTTAAATGGTGCGCTAATAGAAGCTATAAGGTTCCTTAAAGGTGAACCTGATGTAATTGCAAACTATGAAAAAATGTATTTGCAAGCGATCACGTTGCTTATGGAGATGGGCGATGGCAAATTGCGTAGGGATGCGTATCGTTCTGGACAGAAGCGAATACCAGTAGGTAGGGGATAGTAATGGCATTTACTGGTAATTACATGTGCACATCCTTCAAACTGGCTCTGCTAGAGGGCGAGATGGATTTTAGTTCTGACACGTCACAGACGTTTAAGATAGCGTTGTTTACGTCTGATGCTACGCTTGATGAGACTACAACTGCGTATTCTACCACCAATGAGGTTTCTGGCACGGGGTATGATGCAGGCGGTAAAACACTTACAGCAACCACATCTAGTTCAGGCGCGACAGCTTTTGTAGATTTTGGGGATGTATCTTGGGCAAGCTCTACTATAACAGCTAGGGGCGCGTTAATATACAAATCGGGTGGTACAAACCCTGCGATAGCTGTGTTAGACTTCGGGTCTAATAAGTCTTCCAGCAACAGCACATTTCCGATAACATTCCCCACAGCAGATGTTTCAAGTGCGATTATACGCATAGGACAAGAAGGATTGAAAAATGGCGAGTACGTTTGAAAACAACTTACGTCTTGAAGAAATAGGGACTGGCGAACAGTCAGGTACTTGGGGCACGAAGACAAACGTAAACCTTGAGTTGATAACTGACGGGTTAAGCTACAGTTCCACAGGCGAGGCCATAGCAAACGCCGCTGCACATACTATCACAATGGCTGATGGTGTGGCTGACGAGTTTCGTTCTTTTTATCTAAAATGCACAGGCGGTGGGCAAGCCTGTACTGTAACCCTTGCACCTAACACGTTATCTAAAGTCTGGGTTATTGAGAATACTACGTCATACACACTGACCTTTTCACAAGGGTCTGGCGCAAACGTGGCTATCCTAGCTGGTCAAGTTAAAATGATTGCTACCGATGGCGCTGGGTCTGGCGCTGCTGTGTTTGACCTTATGCAAGATTTGGCTGTGCCTGATTTGTTTGTAGATGATGACCTCAAGCTACAGTCTGACGGGGCGGTGTTAGGTTTTGGTGCTGACAATGATGTTACACTTACACACGTAGCTGACACAGGACTATTGCTTAACAGCACAATGGCTATTCAGTTCAATGATGCTTCACAGTTCATCAATGCCCCCAGCGCAACAGTATTAGATATTAACGCAACAGACGAGATTGAGCTAAATGCTACGCTTGTGGATATTAATGCTAATTTAGATGTGTCGGGTACTATAACAGGAACAGGCACCTCTGTTTTTGCTTCGTTAGACATATCTGGCGATATAGACGTAGACGGTACAACTAATCTTGATGTTGTTGATATTGATGGCGCTGTGCAAATTGACAATACAGTTACAGTTGGTGTTGATGATACAGGCTACGATGTTAAGTTCTTTGGCGCATCTGCCAGCCATTTTTTACTATGGGATGAGTCTGCAGACGAACTTGTTTTAGCCGCAGACAGTAAATTATCATTCAACGATGCTGCTGGTGGGGAGAACATAGTTGCATCAGCAGATGGTCATTTAGAAGTAAATGCAGGTACTACGTTAGACGTAACTGCTCCTACCGTGCAGGTAAATGCTTCTTCAGTTTTTGATGTCAACGGCAATATAGATGTGTCTGGTACGTACACTGGCGGTGGTCTTATGACTACGGGTGGCAACATTGTCATACCTGATGCAGGTAATATAGGTTCA